TCAGTGACAGAAGTCGGTGGGCAGGCGGCGCGGCACGTATTGGCCGTGGCCCGGACTCTCGGCGTCGCGCAGGGTCCGCCAGGTGTAGTCGAGGGCGCTCTGCACGGCGCCGTGCAGCGCTTCGCCGAAGGCGATGCGACCGGCCAGGGCGCTGGCCAGGGTGCAGCCGGAGCCATGGTAGCTGCCGGGCAGGCGCTGGCAGGTGAAGGTGCGGCGGCTGCCGTCGCGGCTGTACAGGCGATTGTGCACTTCGCTTTCGTCGCCGTGTCCGCCGGTGATCAACAGGTGCTCGCAGTGTTCCAGCAGGCGCTCGGCGCACTGGTCGGCGCTGCCCTCGGGCAGGTCGGCGAGCAGGCGCGCTTCCGGCAGGTTCGGCGTGGCGATGGTGGCGCGCGGCAGCAGCCGCTCGCGCATGGCGAAGCCGACGTCGCCCTTGCCCAACGCACCGCCGCCGCCGGCGCGCAGCACCGGATCGCAGACCACCGGCAAGTGCGGGTGGGCGGCGAGGATCTCGGCCACCGTGTCGACCATCTCCAGCGAGCCGAGCATACCCAGCTTGACCGCCGCGACGGGCAGGTCGGCGAGTACGGCGTTGGCCTGGGCCAGCACCCACTCGCGGTCGAGGACGCGGAAGTCGCTGACGTTGACGGTGTCCTGCACGGTCAGCGCGGTGACCGCCGGGGCGGCGTGGCAGCCCTGGGCGAGCAGGGCTTCGATGTCGGCTTGCAGTCCGGCGCCACCACTGGGGTCGTGACCGGACAGGCAGAGCACTACGGGGCGGGAAGTCGGTGTTTTCATGGCGCGTGAGCTTACCACTAAAAGCGCTTCGTGGCGGCTGCGCGGACGACCTTTCGGGCGCCGCGCCCGGGCCCTGCGTGACACGTCCCGGGCCTGACGTGGCGTGGCGTGTGCTAAAGTTCGGCGAATATTCATACAACGCTCGCCAAGGTGAAAGGGAATGAGATAACTGTAGGGGAATCGGTGAGATAAATCCGGGATATTCCGAGCGGTGCCGGGACAGACTGGGATAGAAAATCCAAAGTGATTGTGAGATTTGCAAGAAAAGGGTGAGGCCCTTCAGCCTCACTCTTCCTCGTCCAGATGACTATGAAACAAGTCTCCCTGGTTGCGAGCGATGAACGCCAGCCGCATCCGCTTCAAGACCCGATACACGAACTGCAGCGACACGTTATGTTTCATCGCCAGCTCTCGCTGGTTCCTGCCAGTGAACTCGTCGAATAGTTGCTGGTGCAGCTTCGATACCTGTACGTGCACCCCCTTCGGAACGTAGAGCTGCTGCCCGCCCCATACCTGCGCCATCTGCGCCGCCACTTCCGAACCGTGCGCCTCGGCCAGCTCGGGGTTGACGTGCAGGGTTTCGATTGCGGACTGCGCGACGTGATCCGCCAGAGCGGCCAGCAGTTCGCCGGCTGTACTGCCGGGCGTTCTTATCGATCCTGCCATTTCTTGAGCCTCTCGATGACGTTGCTGGCCTGGTCGGCCTTGAGCCAACGGAGCGCGGCGACGCCAGTTGCCCGCTGCACGAATGCAGCGAGCGCGCGCTCCGATGGATCGTTGACGATTCCCTGCTGATGCATCTCCAGCCAGAGCGAGCGGATCTTCCGCGACTGGCTGTCGTCCGCCAGAGGACGGGACTGCCGGTTCGGACGGACCTTGAACCCTCGCAGCTTGAGCTGTTCCAATACTCGGTAGAGATTTGGAACAGTGAGCTGCGCAGTTGATGTCGCACCGTCCAGCCCCTTCATGCCGGCCAGGAGCAAGCGGTAGGTTTCTTCATCCATTCCCAGCTCGCGCCGGCCAACGTGGATGAGCTTGATCAGGCGTAGACGGTTGGGGTTGGTCGTAGCCATTACGTGCCCTCCGGAGTGATACGCCAGAGGCTATGGACCTTGCCGACAGGTTGGCACTCCAGCCGCTCAATGCTGGATTTGAGGCTGGGGAAAATCCTCTCAGCCAAGCGCCTCACAGGGTCTTCGCAGTCATGAGTACACGATGCCCGCTTACCCCGTACCGTGCTGGTGACGTAACCAGCGATGCCGTCCCATTTGACCGAAACGTCCACCGGTTGAACCGGATGAACAGCGGCAACAGCATGCCGACACACCCAGGGGCGGCCGTGAAACTCAGCTTTCACGATGCCATCACGCTTGAGCGTCTTGAGGTTCGTAACCTTCGTCCCGCCCCATACATCGGTCTGATAAGGCCAGCTCCGAATAACCACGCCGTCCTGGTTCAACAGCCAGACTAGAAAGTCCTGGCCGTTGTCTTGGAACTCGATAAGGGTTGACGACATATTCAATCCTCCTCTGCCGGCTCGTTCGTACCGAGAGACAGCGGCAGTTCGCCGAGCCATAAGCGAGCTACTTGCAGGCCCATTCGAAACCCTTCAGCTCTCGAACCGCTCAGCACTATCGGATCGTCCCCCAAGTGGATCTCCATCCCTGGGGGCGCGCTCAGAACCTGGTCAATATTGCCAATGCCTTTCTGGTGCCAGGAAACGAGCAACTCGGCTACGTGCTGCAGGTCAGTGTTTGAGCAGAAGTCTTCCAGCATCTCGCGCAGTTCAGCCTTGGCTTCCTCCGCATTCTCGATGGCGTGGCCGTTGTCGAATGTGCCCCCGACCAGCGACCAGGCGCTGGCGAAGACCTGGGCCTGCGACATGATGGTATCGATGTTGATCTCTTCGGCCATCTCACACCCCCGCGATATCAAGAGGAATGGAACGATACTGGTCGGTGTCTCCAACCCGCTCCTGGATACGCACGTAAGCCTTGGTGCTCACGACCTGGACTGCTTCGCCGATGGCCTGCATTGCACGCTGCCAGCGCTCGTCGTCGATCTGCAGGCGGCGCAGAGCGAGTACGCTGCCGGTGCGGATGTTTCCCGCCTGGTCAACGCGGAACGCATCGTTGATCAGCGTGATGACCTCCGCGCGAGCACCTTCCGTCCATTCATGGAGGCACTCGTCGATCAGCGCCTTGGCTGCCTGCAGGCGCTCGTCGAAGGCGATGTTGTCGGCCATGGCCCGAATGACCTTGTAGCGACCGTCGAAGCTGACCAGGGAGGCGTTACCCTTCTTGCCTCCTACCTTCGCCTGGTACTGCTCGGCCGACAGGGTGATGAAGGCTTCGATATCGCCGAATGTAGCCAGCTTGAAGTCCAGCAACGCTTTGTTCAGGGCCTTCCCTTTGGCGACGATCTCCTGCACAAGACGGTCGCGCTCCAGGTCGATGGGCTTGATCATTTCTTCAGGTACCAGGCGCCCCTTGGCGTCCATGCGATACCCGGCGGGACGAGGTGCTAATTTTTCAGCCATGGGCGGCTCCCTGTTCTTGGATATTGATAACGCGGTCGATGCGGTCGATCTCGGCCAGAAGAAGCGCCACCGCCTTGACCAGATTGCGACGGTCACAGTCGCTGGGGTTCCAGTACTCTTCACCCCACGGCCACAGGTCCGGGACGATCTTGGCGGTACTCATAGAGCGCTCCGGATCGTTGATTCGGCAGTGGGCTTCCTCGGCGTAGCAGACTGCGGCCAGCACAAGCGCACCATCGGAGTACTCGTCGTCGTGCTCCGGATGGTGCCCCTTGTCGGCGATCTGTCGGATGCGCTCGGATAGCACGTCGCGGAGAGACTCCGGTGCTGAGTGGGTGTAATGCCGAGCGGCAAGCAGGTCACGCGCGATCAGGCGATAGATGTCGCGGATCGGCGTGTCATCCTCAATGGCTCCGTCGAACACCTGGTCCACCACCCAGCCGAGCAACTCGTCGTCGATCTCGTACCAACCTTTCGGGCCTGGTACCGGAACAGGCCGTCCGTCACTGATCAGCGCCTGCAGGTGATCTAGGACTATGGCGACATGGCCCATGGCTTCCTGCCAGAACATCGCTGGATTAGGACTCTTCACAGCCTTGAGCAGGGCCGCTATAGATGCGGAAAGTTTGCTGTCCATCAGTGCATCTGCCTCGCGGCCCGCAGGGCCGTCTTCTGCTGTTGGTAGTAGGCGGCCAGGCGCTGCATCTCCTCCAGGACTGCCTCGGTTTCGCCAGCCAGCTGCAGCCGTGCGAGTTGCACCAAGATGTTGTTCGCGTGATTGAGCTGCTGATTCAACGTGTGGTTGATGGTCTTCAGCTCGACCATCTGCTGGTCCTTTGCGAAGCCATCGCGCAGAACGTCCTTCAGGGCCAGGCGGCAGTCCTCCTCGCTCATGGCATCAACATCCATCAGCGGGGTGTAAGCGTGAGTTATGACGGTCATTGCTCTTGCTCCTTCACCTGGGTCACCCACGACACCTTCACCCCGCGCAGACGCACGGTGTTGCAAGTAGTCATGCCAACGGTCTTGCAATGAGCGCTGCGAAACTCCGGCATGAAGTGATCGGCCAGGCTCTGTGCCTGGTCCCGGTCGATGAACAGCGATTCATCGGGAACTGATGTCGCGACGACGCGAATGCCGACTTCGCGGAGCGCACGGGTGACTGCGTTGACCGCCGCGAGCTTTTCGGCCAGCTCATTGGTCAGGACGTGGCACGCGAAGAATGGATCGCGCAGTGGCCGCTTCGGAACGGCGTGAAGAGTGACTGTTGCGCGCATATCACACCCCCGCCCGCACGGCGGCTGCGATCAGCTCGCCAGTGACTTTGGGTTCGCAGACCTTCACCGCCTCGTTCATGGCTCCGCTGACCAGGTTGTTGACCGCCAACGGGTAGCACAGCGAGGAGGTCTGTACGCTGCGATGGCCACCGCGCCCAACCGGTACGGTGCTGCGCAGGCAGTTACGAATTTCCGTGAAGGCGGACGGCTCGAACACATCCAGGTAGTCGACATCGACCCGTGCAAGCTTGTGCTTCAGGTAGGCCTCGACATTGTTGTCCAGAGGCTGCAACCAGACCTTTTCGCACCGCTGCACGACTTCGCGTACCGCAGCGTTGTTCTCAGAAAGCTTGACGTCCAGCTCGGTCTGGCCGATCAGGATGATGGACAGCAGTTGCTTGAAGCCACTCTTGATCTCGTAAAAGCGCTTGAGGTGTTTAATCGTCGCCTCGGACAGGCTGTGTGCCTCTTCGATTACCAGAACGTGCTTCTTGCCGACCTGGCTCTTGAGTAACTGGTGCATCTGCTCGGAGCGATCCTCAAGGCTACCGCGAGCTTTATCGCCGGGAGCGATGGTGCGAATCACCGCACTGATGATGTCGATGGACTTGAGCGGCTTGCCCTTGCGGTCGCTGTCCTCGCTACCCAGTACATAGGGCTCGATGATGGTGATCGGCTCCTGGTTGACCTGAATCCACTCGGCCAGGTCCTCGCGGAGTGTGGACTTGCCCGCGCCGGACTCGCCGATCACCGCCAACATCCCACCATGCTTCGCGGTCTGACGGATGGACTGGCGCACGTAACGGATGTCATCGGACAGAAATACGTCCTCTGCTGACTGCATCTCGTAGGTGAACGGATCACGCGGCAGACGGAAGTGGCGTTTGGCTTCGGGGGTCAGGGTGTACTTTCGTAGTAGCATGGTGTCGCTCTCTTTGCTGTCTGCATTGTTGAGTGCCGGTGCAGCGTCAGTCTTGGCGGGCGGCGCTGCATCGGCTTCCATCACGAACAAGTCGCGAATGTGGTCATCGTTCGCCCCACGGGCGAACAGGGTTTCCTTGATCTTGTGCTCCAAGCCGGAGCGGTCGATGGTCTTCGGCCATTGGCCGTGATTGACCAACTGCGCAACGGCTGCCTGGCTGAGGGGTTGGCCGTCCGGTTTCTCCAGGGATGCGGCCAGTTCGCTTTGCGGAATGCCGAGGTCGGCAAGTACCCGCTTCAACTTCATCTGCATGACGTGCTCCTACACGGCCCGCAGGCCGCTGACGTTGGAGGCCGGAGGAACAGCGACCGGCCGGGTGAACTGTTCGATAAGGGCGTTGACCTGGTCCTCGGGCACGCCCTCCTTAAAGGTGCTGCGCAGCCAGGTGTTCTCCTGCGCCGTGAGGTTGCGGCCAATCGCCTGGGCGATCCGCAACATGGCCTGCATGGCGGACAGCTTCGGCACGTCAATGCGCAGATGCTCCGGCGTTTCGATAGTGCTGCCCTGGCGCTGCAGGTAGGTGGGGTGTTCCACCTGCTTGAGGTGCTGGTGGGAGTCGAGCTGGCCGCCGAACGGAGTGATGTTCTTCGCCCTGGCCTGCTCGGCGTCCTGCTCCGGATAGGCCAGTTCGTCCATGGCCTTGGCGGCATGCTCGATGGCAGTCTCCGGCTGAGCCTTGTACTCCTGGCCAGGTACCGCTGCGTCCAGGCGCTGGCCGAAGACGTCGTAACCCCGGATCGGCTCCAGTCGGTACTTGAGGGTCTCGCCGTCGTAGCGCGGCACCTCGATCTGGATGGCACAGTCGCCGTATACCAGGGACCGGACACTGACGAAGCTGCCCACGGTGACGCCGTCCAGGCCGCGCACGCTGTAGAAGGCCGAGGCATCGGCGCTTGGGTGCTTGAACTGGATGGTCAGGTCCGGGTTGACCTTGCGCTCGACCTCGCTACTGGTCATCAGCGCTCGGCAGACCTCTACCGGAGGTAGTAGACGCAACTGCTCGGCACGGATCAGTTGCCACAGGTCGTAGCGGGCGACCGGCGCATCCAGCCCCTTCCGGTGCAGCCGCGAATCCTGATGCGGAATCAGATTCGCGTTATAGGCCTCAGCCCAGGCCTGGGCCGAGGCGTTCAGCTCGGCAATGTCGTTCACCGGCTGGAAGCGCAGGCGGCTCTCAAACTGGGTTTCGACGATGTTGTTGCCGACTTCAACGCCCCCCTTGGCGCGGGCGTTTCCCGCAGCGTGTTCCAGAGGCTCGACTTCCAGATGATCCAGCAGATTCTTGATCGCGTTACTGGTGTTGGCGGAGCCCTTGTCCCACAGCAGGAACTTGGGTACGCCGTGAATCAGGCGCCCCTCTTGTTTGCCCCAGGCGTACATCAGGAACTCGAACAACGCATGCTGGCTCTCGCCGGCTGACTCGCAGTACCAGGTCACCAACGCTCCGCTGGCGCGGTCATAGAGCACATAGCGCCAGACCTTCAGCTTGACCTTCGCGAAGTTCTCCAGCTTGTTCTTGTAGAACTCGCGCTCGCGCATGATGTGCTGGCGGCCCTTGAGGTAGTAGAGCAGGCACAGCGACGGGTCGACCTCGTGAAGGTAGTTCGGATGAGGTGCGCGCAGTGCCTGGACGGGGTCGACCTGGCGTTGGCTGGCCACGTTGAGACTGCGGGCCGCCATCAACCGATTGAGCTGGGCATTGCTGACGCCGAGATGGATACCGTTCTGCTCCAGGATCGAGCGCGCCGAAGGCGTGAACATCGCCTGCTTGCCGTTATCCCGGATGTTCTCGCGCTGCATGCTTCCCAGCATTTGCAGCGCCTCGGTGGCTACGCTGGTCGAGCCTTTGTCGTTGCGGGTCTTGCGGCCCGACTGCCAGCCGCAGACGGACTTGAGCTGGCGGTATATGGTCGCCGACGACAATCCCAGGAACTCCTGGGCCGAGGACATGATGCCGCCGCGCTGGCTCCAGCCTGCGGCATCCAGTCGCCTGGCAAGATCCATCAGGTAATCGCGGATATCCGGCGTGACCGTCATTTCAACCGCTCCCTTCACGTCCATCACTGGGCCTGCTCTTCGGGTTGCAACTGGTGCTGGCGAGCCAGAGCCAGTTCGTCCCCGAAGCGGTTGAGGATTTGGTCGCGGGCTGCCGCCACCAGGTGGGCGGTGCGGGTGATGGCATCGTCCAGCTCGATCAGTACCGTGCGTACTTCGAGCGGCATCTCAACGTAAGCCTCGGGGTCGTAGCCTGGCTGGTTGACCGCTTCGCCGATCCACCAGGCGTCCAGGGCCTCAACAGCTTGGAGATGGCGACCAAGGGCCTCGTCGATCAGCACCTGGCGCTTGGCGATCTCCTCCTGGAAGGGCGCGACCTTCTCGCTCCAGGGAGCAGTGCGCAGTTGAGCGCGCTGCAGCTCCAACTTGACGTCGCGGAGTTTCTTGCTGGTGTCCGCCTCGACTTTGGACAGGGCGTCGTAGTCCTGCTGAACATCCTCCAGCTTCGCCTGCAGCTCTTCTTTTTCCTTCGAGTGCTTGGCGATCATCTCCTCGGCAAGATCAACGAAGGCTTCCTTGTCGCCGGTCTTGGCCACCTCGATCAGGGCTGTTTTCTGGTCGTCCGGCAGCTTCCGGTACTGACGCAGCTCGCGATAGCCGATGCCCATGCGGGACATAGATTCGAGGGCTTCTTCGCCGAGGGCGCGGAGATTGCGGATATCCTCATCAATCTGCTCCCTGGACCGGCCGAGCAGCGAGCAGAACTCCTCCCAAGTGCCGGAGAACTGGTGACCGTCACCAGTCTTTTTTCCCTGAAGAGCGCGGTAGAGCTTGTTTTCCTTGACGAACGCCAGCTTGGAAGTGGTGACGGTCACCGAAAATTTGGCGAATGCATCCGCCATCTGTGCCTGTCCAAGCAGTTGATTGACCAAGTCGCGCTCTTCTTGGATGCCCTGGGCGATGTCGCCCAGCATGGTCAGGGCCCCGGCTTCCGCCTGGTGGGCTTCCGGGTTGATTTCAGGCATGGGATCGAGTTTCACAGGGGATGCTTTGCGGGCCATGGGATGTCCTTAGTTCGGGGTACGGGTGTAGCGCTGGCGGCGCTCGTCGAGTTCGTGCTGTGCCTTGCGCAGGGCTTCGTCGAAGGCGAAGGCCACCTGCACCAGACGCGGGCCGAGAAGCCAGCGGTGATGGTCATGTGGGCTGCGATCTGCCAGGCCTGCGGTGCGCAGGTTTTCCAGGGCGCGTAAGGCGGCGCTGGCGTCGCACTCGGCGGCGACCGCCACCTCCTTCAGCAGTAGCCCCCGGAATTCATTGGCGGCGAGGGCCAGCATGACCCGTAGGGTTCGCTGGACCTGCTCGGAGCGGTATTTTTCGGTGCTCATGCGCAGCGCTCCATCGGGATGACGACCAGAGCACCGGATTGGGTGATAGCGGCCTGTCCACCGGTGGCCTCCGCCAGTTGCTCGTGGAGACGCTGGGCCTCGTTGCACCACCCTTCGGCACACTCCTCCATGCGGGTCAGTTCGGTGCGCAGGTGTTCGTTCTCTTCGGCAAGGCGCGCAGCTTCGGCGCAGAGCTGGTCATAGGCTTGTTCGTCCAAGCGGCGCAGTAGCGCCGGAATGTTAGTCGGCTTACTCATCGTCAGGGCCTCCGAAGTTGAGTTGCGGGTGGGCGTGTTGGTGAACGTTGCCGCGATGCCACGCCAGTTCCTCCAAGCCGGCCTGCAACGCCCCGAGAGTCGCGGCTGCATCCTGCTCGTCGGCGTAGAAGGCCATCAGCGCGCCAGTCGCACGGTGCAGCACGGCCTGCAGCGACTGGATGTCGGAAGGGCTGCTGACGCGGCCGGAGGGAATGTCGATCAAGACCTTGCCCGCGCTGGCCGCGAGCCATCGGCTTACCAGGTTGATGCCGCAGACCTGTTCGTAGGCGGGAATCAACACCGCTGGCATGCGACCGTTGACGAGCCACTTGTACAGGGCGGAATGGTCCGGCAGTCCCATCTGCTCGGCGATACGTTCAACGCTGAGCCGCCGCCGTTCCCGGCCATGGTCTTTGCACCACTCCAGGGCCTGCCGGAGGTTGGTTGGCTGGGCGTTCTTCCAATTGCGGCGTTTCATTGGAAGCCTCCGCAGGCGCGGTAGCGCGGCCCTTCCAAACAAATTCTGTATTTGCAACTAGGCAATGGCATTGCGCCATGCACAATGAAATCAGTTACATTCACCAACAGGGCCGATGACATGCGGGACGAACTGAAACAGTTGCAGGCGAAGGTTGAGGCACAGAGCTTCGTGATCGAAGAGCTGCTGGGTATCTGTGTAGAATCCGGGCTGACTTCGGCAGCAGTAGCCGGTAGCTGGAAATCGGTACGGAACAGTCCGACGTTCTTCGCGGCAGATGCCGAGGCGAAGCGGCTACTGGCCGACGAGTTGGATGCGTGGGCCGAGGTGCTCATTACGCGACATCCAGAGCTTTGGCTGGATCGGTGCAGATCTCGCCGGCCTTCAAGCCGAGCTTGATGGCGATCTCATGGGCCTGGCCGCGAATGCACTTCTTGCGGCCGCCGAGAACCTCGAACACCAGGTTTGGTGAGAATTTGTTGGCGATTGCCCACTGGGTGATCGAAATACCCTTGGCCTTGAGCGCTTCGCGGGCTTGATCAGGGGTACGTAGCTTCATGGAAGCTCCTTTCGAGGGGTTATGGCGCCGTGTTCGGTGCCGTTTAAGTTGCCGTTCGTGGTGGGACGGTGTGGATTCAATGATGGTATCCAAAACGATACCTGTCAAGAGATTTGATATGCCAATGAATATCGGCATGCGATTGAAAGAGGAGCGCGAGCGGCTAGGCTTCACTCAGCCTGCGTTCGGGGCGATAGGTGGCGTGCAGAAGCTTGCTCAACTCAAGTACGAGAAGGGGGAGCGGTCGCCTTCAGCGGAATACTTGGCTGCAATTGCCAAGGTAGGGGCGGATGTTCAGTACATAGTGACAGGGGCGCGTTCTCTAGGAACCCTCACCGCTGATGAAGACCAGCTCTTAGAGAAGTTTCGAAAGGCTCCGCTCGCGGTAAAAGCCGCAGCCTTAGCAGCTGTGACCGCTGGGGCCTCTCCCCGTAGTCAGAGTTTCCACGGACCTGTGGGGCAGGCAGCACAAGGGGATATCAAGAATGGCCCCGGATTTGTCTTGAATGTGACTACTAGGCCTGAAAAATGATAGGAATCTTCAATGAAAGTAAATGGACTGGCTGTATTGGTATGCACTCTCTCACTATTTGGTACGACGGAAGCTTCTGCAGCATCTAAACCTGAAGAAATAAATCCCCCAACTTTTCGATCTGCTAGCCCTGAATCGCTCGCTGCTGCAAAACAGTATTTGAGTGATCTAGACCAAGCGATGCTCGATAGCATCACTGTGCTCAAGAAAGGGCAGTTGCAGGGTCTGCATGCTCAAAGCAAGTATTTCAACTACCAAGTAGAGAAAGGGCGAAGCCTGTTTGGATCAACTATTTTTGAGCCGCTCGGCCGCTGCTTTGCGGCCGGAAACTATTCTCGTGCCTGGTGGCAGGAACAGCTCAGCGCAGCTCAGAGGGGCGGTACTGAGTCTGTGCCTGGCTCAATCAAAGAGACCTTGGACGAGTACCAACTTAATAGAGTTGAATGCCTAAAAGATGCCGACCCAGTCGCTTCTGGAAAGGCAGAAGCTGAGCTTGATGAAGAACTGAAGAAAAAGTTTGGTGGTGGTCGAGAATGCCTTGCAGTCATCACTGTTGACCCTGAAACAAAAGAGGTTGTAACCAGACCGAAACCTGCCCACTGCAAAAACTAAATAAAGTCTGGATGGAGACCTTGCCAGAATGGGAAGACGCTCCACTCAGTAACTCTTTAAACCTGATTAAAAGCCCTCCTGCAGCACGCCGCCGATCATGGCGGCGTGTTCGTTTCGGCGCCTCCCTGGCGCCCATCTGCAGGAGGTTCCATGCGATCCAATCCCCCGCGCGGTATCCGTAACTTCAATCCCGGCAACATCCGCCACGCCAAGGGCACCCGTTGGCAAGGTATGTCGGCCAATCAGAGCGATTCCGCGTTCGTCCAGTTCACCGGCCCCCAATGGGGCATCCGAGCCATTGCTCGCACGCTGATCACCTACCAGGACAAGCACGCCCTGCGCACGATCCGCCAGATCATCAGCCGCTGGGCGCCTCCGAGTGAGAACAACACCGAGAGCTACATCCGCCAGGTCGCTGCCCGCGTCGGTGTGGCCCCCGACGCGCGTATCGACGTGTACGACTACCGCACCATGCGCACCCTGGTTGAGGCCATCGTCAGGCACGAGAACGGTCCCGGCCCGCTTCCGGAAGGGAGCTGGTACGGCGAGGGACTGATCAACGAAGGCCTGCACCTGGCCGGCATCGTTGCTGGCGCCTACCACGGGGAGCCGGCATGAAGCTGATCGACAACTGCCACTGCTGCTGGAAGCTGCATAGCGTCCAGCTGGCGGTTGCCATCGCGCTGCTGGGTTTCCTGCAGGCGACGGTACTGCCGATGTGGGAGGCCCAACTCTCTCCGACCCTGTACGCCTCGATCAACAGCGTGCTGGCCATGCTGCTGTTCGCCGCTCGCCTGATCAGGCAAGGCCCACCGGACACCGAGGAGGAACCATGAAACTCCTCACTCGCTTGTTTTCGCACCTGATACTGCTACTTAGGCCGTCCTGGACAGTGCCAGTCGCGGCCAGTTGGTACCGCCCCCAGCCTCTGCATACGGGGCGGCCTGGCCACTCAGGCGTGCCAGCCGCCCGACGTGCTGCCCGTAAGGCTCGGAACCGTAGGAGGCACCATGGCCGTGCTTAGCTGGTTGCGCCGCAGTTGGCCGCTGGTCGTGGCCATCGGCTATGCGGCAACGCTGTACATCTACGGCAGCACTCAGCGGGGTGTCGGCTATGCGACGGCCAAGGCCGAAGGTGACCAGGCGTTGACGGCCCTACGCCTGGAGTATGCCGAGCAACGTGCCGCAGTTGCAGATGAAGGTGCTCTGCGGCTACGGCAGCAGATCGCTCGCGCCGATCAGGCCGAACAACTCATGCAGCAAACGCAGCAGCAGCTGGCCGATGCGCAACGGCAGCTCCAGGAGCGAATCCCCCATGTCACGACCGTATACCGGCCGGCGCCTGATGTCGCGCCTGTTGCTATCCCTCGCTGTGTGTTCACTCGTGGTTGGCTGCGCGACTACAACGCCGCCCTCGGCGCCGATCTGCCCACCGCTCGAACCTCTGGTAGTACCACCGTCGCTGAAGAAGCGCCCCGCGCCGCCCCCGGCGCTGACACCGAACTACTGGAAAGCGGCATCACTCCCGCCGACATCCTGGCTCACGCCCAGGACTACGGCCGCTGGGCGCTCGGCAACGCCGCCCAGCTCCACCAGTTGCTCGATCTGCAGGAAGGGAAGTAGCCCGATATGGACGTTGTAGACCGCTGTACCGAACAGAACGATTTCACTGAGGCCGCGCTGGAGGTTCATCTGTCGAGCCACCAGCGCCGTTCCGGCCCCTCGGCCTACCGCTGCGACGAATGCGGTGACGCGATTCCGGAGGCGCGCCGTCAGGCCGAGCCGGGGACGCAACACTGCGTCGAGTGCAAGCAGTACCTGGAGCACCTGCAGAAGCGAGGACCGCAATGGATTTGACGGACATGCAGTTGGGCTTTTCCAGCGTGCAATGGGTAGTGATGACCGTCCTCGGCATCTACACCTGGCTCACCAACCGGCAGGCCGCCAGCAGCCGTGAGCTGCTGGAGCTACGCACTCGGATCATCGCTCTGGAGGCCGCCGTGCAACACCTGCCGGACCAGGCGGCGATCACTGAGCTGCTCGGCGACATGAAAGCGGTTCGTGCCGAGTTGACAGCCATGCAGGGCCTGACCCGTGCGGTGGACCGCATCAATGACTATCTGCTGCGAGAGAGACCATGACGCCTTATGCCGAATTCCTGCGCCAGGACATGCGCCTGGTGATCCTGCGCCTGCTGTCGGAAATGCCAGGCTATCGGGCGAACAGCTCCATGCTGAACGCCGCCCTGGATCACTACGGCCACACTGCCAGCCGTGACCAGGTGAAGAGCGAGCTTGCCTGGCTGGCCGAGCAGGGGCTGGTCAAGCTGGAGGATATCGGCGCGGTCCTGGTGGCTACGCTCACTGAGCGCGGCCAGGACGTAGCAGCTGGCCGCGCACGGGTGCCTGGCATCAAGCGGCCGGGAGCCTGACATGGCGGGCAAATCCTCAGTCAACCGCCTGCCTCCCGTGGTCAAGGCTTATCTCCAGAAGCTGTTGCGCGAAGACCGGATGACCCTCGACCAGATGATCGAGGACCTGCGCTCCCGCTTCCCCAACGAGAAGGTGCCCAGCCGTAGCGCGCTCGGTCGCTTCAAGATCGGTTTCGAGCAGCTGACCGAGAAAGCCCGCCAGCACCGCGAGCAGGCAGAAGCCTTCGTCGGCGCCTTGGGCGAAGACGCCAGCGACAAGACCGGCGCACTCCTGGTCGAGGCAGTTTCGACCCTGACCTATCAGGCCGCCATGGGCGCCCATGAGAAGGACGACGTCACCATCAAGGAGGTTGCCGCTCTGGCCCGCGCCGCCAAGGCGACGATGGAAGCCAGGACGCTCAGCGTGAAGGAGCGCCAGGCCATCGAGAAAGCGGCGCGCGAACGGCTGCTCCAGGAACAGGCCGCTGAACTGGACGCAGAGGTCCGTAGCGGCGGCATGGACGAGGAACAGGCGCTGTTCTGGCGGCAGAAGTTCCTCGGGGTGAAAGTGTGAGCGCCCCGGCCGTCAAACCGAGCAGTAGCACGCTCCGGGTCGTCGAGTGGGACGAGCCGCCGGAGTCGGTGCGCTCCATCCCGCAGGGGTACAACCCCATCGCGGAAGGTCTGCTCATGGCGCACCAGGCCGATTGGCTGGCCATTCAGGCGCAGATCAAACTGTGCGAGAAGGGACGCCGGACGGGCATCACCTTCGCCGAGGCGCTGGACTCGGTGATCACGGCCGCCTCGCGCCGCAGCGCTGGCGGCATGGACGTGTTCTATGTCGGCGACACGAAAGATAAAGGCCTGGAGTTCATCGGCTACTGCGCCAAGTTCTCCCGCGTGATCGCCGAGGCGCAGGCTTCCGGTGTCAGTGAGATCGAGGAGTTCCTGTTCGAGGACCAGGACGACTCCGGCAACACCCGCCAGATCAACGCCTACCGCATTCGCTACGCCAGCGGCTTCAAGATCGTCGCGCTGTCAAGCAACCCGGCGAACCTGCGCGGCTTGCAGGGCAAGGTGATCATCGACGAAGCCGCCTATCACCGGAACGTCTCGGCGGTGCTCGACGCCGCGACCGCGCTGCTGATCTGGGGCGGCCGCATCGTCATCATCAGCACCCACAACGGCAAGTCCAACCCGTTCAACGGCATGATCGCCGACATCCAGGAAGGCCGTTACGGTGATGCCGCCGTGGTGTTCAAGGCCACCTTCGACGACGCGGTAGCCAACGGGCTCTACGAGCGGCGTTGCATGATGCGCGGCGAGGAACCCTCGGCCGAAGGCAAGGAAGCCTGGTACAAATCGATCCGCAACGCCTACGGCCCGCGTAAGGCGCAGATGCGCGAGGAGCTGGACGCGATACCTCGCGACGGCAACGGCGTTTGCGTGCCAGGCGTGTGGATCGAGGACGCCATGCGCCCAGGCCGGGAAGTCCTGCGCCTGGCCCTGGACGAGGGATTCGCCCTGCAACCGGTTTACCGCCGCGAAGCCTGGATCGAGGCCTGGATCGAACAGCACCTGGTGCTGCTGTTGCAGCAGCTCGACCCGGAGGTGCGGTGGTTCCTGGGCATGGACTATGCCCGGCATCGCGACTTCTCGATCATCTGCCCGATGTCCGTCGACCAGCAGCGGCATCGGGATGTCCCGTTCGTGGTGGAAATGCACAAGGTGCCAACCCGCCAGCAACAGCAGGTGCTGTTCACGATCCTGCGCACGCTGCCCAACTTCATGGGCGCTGCCCTGGATGCCTCCGGCAACGGCGAGACCCTGGCCGAGGATACCGCCGACGAGTTCGGCCATGAACGCATCCAGCAGGTGAAGCTTTCGCGAGCCTGGTACGGCGCCTGGATGCCGCGCTTCGTCGGCCTGTTCGAAGACGGCACCATCACCCTGCCCAAGGATGACTCGCTGCAGCAGGACATCCGCGCCATCGAAACCGTCGACGGCATTCCGATGATCGTCAAGGCCCGCCAACAGGACCTCAAGGACCCGGACCTCTACCGGCACGGCGACTTTGCCGGAGCCGCCGCCCTGGCTAACTTCGCCACCCTGGAGGTGGCCTCTGGCCCTGTTACCGTCAAGTCCCGTCGCCGCCGTATGGCGGTCCGCATCACTCAGGGGTACGCATGAGCAACCAAGGCGTGTGGGTCACCCCCACCGAGTTCGTTCACTTCGCCGAGGCCAAGCGCGACAAGAGCCTCACCGACCACATTGCCAGTCGTGGCCGCAGCTTCGATGCCCAGGCGCTGGGCATGTACTTGCCCAACCCGGATCCGATCCTCAAGGCGCAGGGCAAGGACATCAAGGTCTACCGCGATCTGCGCAGCGCCGCGCTGGTCGGGGGCAACATCCGTCGCCGCAAGTCTTCGGTGCTGGCCCTGGAGCGTGATTTGAAGCGTGGCCAGGCCCCGGTCCGCGTCGAACGATTCGTTCGGGATTGGCTGGCTGACCTCGATCTCGACCGCATCGTCCGTGAGCTGCTCGACGCCGCGCTGTTCGGGTACCAACCGGTCGAGCTGATGTGGAAGGCCGTGGGCCTGCACCTGGTGCCCGAGGACCTGCTGGGCAAACCGGCCGAATGGTTCCTCTACGACCAGGACAACCGCCTGCGCTTTCGCGCCCGTGACGCGGGCATCCAGGGCGAGCTATGCGACCCGCAGCGCTTCGTCGTGGCCCGGCAGGACGCCACCTACAACAACCCCTATGGCTTCGCCGATCTGTCGATGTGCTTCTGGCCGGTCGTCTTCATGAAGGGTGGGCTGCGCTTCTGGGTCCAGTTCACCGAGAAGTACGGCAGCCCTTGGCTGATCGGCAAGCACCCGCGCAGCGCATCGACCAAGGAAACCGACGAGCTGCTGGACAGCTTGGAGCAGATGGTCCAGGACGCGGTGGCGGTGGTGCCGAACGACTCCAGCGTGGAGATCAAGGAAGCGGCCGGCAAGACCGGTAGCGCCGAGGTCTACCGTGAGTTGCTGATGTACTGCCGTAGCGAGATCAACGTGGCGCTGCTCGGTCAGAACCAAACCACCGAGGCGACCTCGACCCGAGCCAGCGCCCAGGCTGGCCTCGATGTCACAGACGACATCCGCGACGGCGATGCCAGCATCGTGGCCGCTGCGCTCAATGCCGCCATCCGCCTGGTGGTCGATCTCAATTTCGGCGAGAACGTCGAGGCTCCTGTGTACGAGCTGTGGGAGCAGGAACAGATCGATAAGACCCTGGCCGAGCGCGACAAGTCGCTGACCGACTCCGGCGTCCGCTTCACCGAGCAGTACTGGGCCAGAACCTACAACTTGCAGGCCGGAGACCTCGCACCGACGGCGCCGGCCACGGACACGACCGAATTTGCCGAGGCGACGGTACGTCCGGTTCTCGACCAGTACGCCCTGGACCAGGCCATCGATGGCTTGGCTGCGGCTGAACTGCAGCAGCAGGCCGAGCAAGCGCTGCTGCCGGTGATTGAGGCGCTGCAGCAGGGGCGCGATGAGTCCGAAGTGCTCGGCCTGCTGGCCGAGACCAGTCCGGACCTGGATGCTGCCGCCCTACAGGCGAACCTGGCTCGCCTGATGTTCATGGCCGACACCTGGGGCCGTCTGAGTGCGTCCGCTGATCTGGAGGACTGAGGATGGCATCCCCGACACCTGTGAACCCGGCCGACCTCAAGGCCATCTTCGGCCTGGAGCCCGCCGCCGCCATCGAGTACCTCAAGCGCAAGGGGTACGCGATCACCTGGGACTGGCAGGAAATGCTCGACTCAGCTCACGACCGCGCCTTCACCGTGGCGAAGGCCATGCGCCTGGACGTGCTATCGGATATTCGCGAAGCCCTGGAGCGCGCCTTGCAGGAAGGCAAGACCCTGAAGCAGTTCATCGAAGAACTGCAGCCGGTCCTGGAGCGCCAAGGCTGGTGGGGCAGGCAGGTCCTGGTCGACGGCGACGGCAATGCCGAACTGGTCCAGCTCGGCAGCCCGTACCGTCTCAAGACCATCTACCAGACCAACCTGCAGAGCGCTTACATGGCCGGCCGCAAGGCTACCATGGAGGAGTCGGCGGACACGCATCCCTATTGGCGCTATGTCGCGATCATGGATGGCAAGACCCGCCCCAGCCATGCCGCACTCAACGGCGTTGTGTATCGACACGATGATCCGGTCTGGTCCTCGATCTATCCACCGAACGGGTTCAACTGCCGCTGCCGCGTGACGGCCATCAGCGAGTCCGGCATGAAGCGCCGGGGCCTGACCGCGCAGAGCAGCGCCGGCCAGGTCCAGCAGGAAACGGTCGAGACCGGGGTCAACAAACGCACTGGCGAGATCCGCACCGCCGATGTGACGGTGGTCAAGACCGGTCGAGGCAGGTCGTTCCGAACCGACCCCGGCTTCAATCACAGCCCTGGCACGGGCCTGGCTGCCGCACTCAAGCGCAAGGAGTCCGAATGATCAACATCGACCTGGAGCACCAGCGTGTCCAGCAGGCGCTCGCTCGTGTGGAGTGGGCGGTTGGCGAGCTGGCACCGCTGATGCGCGGCATTGCCGCCGAGCTGGCCTCGATCACCGAGGAGAACTTCGAGAACGAAGGCCAGAGTGGCGAACCATGGCCGGCGCTGTCGGAGGTCACGACCAATCGCCGCGAGCTGGCCAGGACCTGGCCGGGACAGATGCTGCAGGTCACCGCCGGGGGCCTGGCCGCTTCGATCACCACCCAGGCAACCGACAGCAGCGCCTTGGTCGGCAGCAACAAGCCCTATGCCGCCATGATGTTCTTCGGTGGGCGCCGCGAAGACTTTCCGCATCTGTGGGGCGACATTCCCGCGCGGCCGTATCTGCCCATGGACACCGAGGGCAACCTGCAGTCCGAAGCCGAAGAGGCTATCCTGGATCTGGCGCTTTCCCACCTCGAAAGAGCCGCTCGCCTGTAATTCCCCTAGGAGCGCTGAAATACCCCAGGCGCTCCGGTTCATCCTCCTGACTGCGTTCGCGGCGTGTTACGGCGTCGTAAAGCTTTATAAAGCTACGCTGCGTGCCGCGCTCGCGTTGCACTTCACGTCCCCTGCTATCGATCCGCTTCTGAATCTTTAAACCCGATTAAAAGCCTCGGCCGATTCCGGCTGCCAGGCTGTGCCTCCATGTACTACCACCCAAGCGCACAGCCCATGAAAAGCATCCCGTTCTTCCGTGCCGGTCGGCACCTGGACAGTCGGGGGCGTCAGGTCGAGTTCTCCGAAGCCGATCTCGATGCCGCCATTGCCGGTTACGACCCGACGTTGCATCGCGCCCCACTGGTTATCGGCCACCCGAAGGACAACGGGCCGGCCTATGGCTGGGTCGGGTCCATCAGCCGTAATTCGAAGGGTGAAGCTGTTGCCACCCCCGTGCAGTTGCACAACGACTTCGCCGAAGGGGTAGCCGCTGGCACCTGGTATCCGCGTTCTGCGTCCTGGTACGCCCCCACCGACCCGCGTAACCCGAAGCCTGGCGTCTACTACCTGCGCCATATCGGCTTCCTCGGCGCCCAGCCTCCCGCCATCAAGGGGCTTTCCGACATTGAATTCGATGACGGCGAAGGCGTCGTGGAGATCGAGTTCTCCGACTTCGGCCACGAGGTCGGTGCGAGCCTCTGGCGGAAGTTTCGCGAGTGGCTGATCGGCGAGCGTGGTATCGAGACCGCCGACAAGGTCGCTCCCAGTTGGGAGATCGACAGCCTGGCCGAAGCGGGCCACCGCGACGAACCTCGCTCTCCCGCATTTTCCGACCCAACCCCAACCACCACCGAGGAATCTTCCGTGGATGAAGCGCAAGCGGCCGCCCTGAAGGCGGAAAACGAACGGCTCCAGCGCGAGCTGAAACAGCACCAGGACGCGAAGCGGGACTCCGAGCGCAAGAATCGCCACGCCGGCAACGTCGAGTTCGCCGAGGGGCTGATCAAGGAAGGACGCCTGCTGCCCAAACATGCCGCCGCGCTGGTCGCAGCCCTGGACTTCGCCGAGGACGGCGAGCAGCCCCTGGAGTTCGGCGAGGGGGATGCCCGCCAGCCAGTTGTCACCGGCCTCAAGGCGATCTTCACCGATCTGCCCAAGCAGCTCGACTTCGCCGAACAAGCCAGCAAGGAACGCCAGGCATCCAGCCGCCAAGCGGTTGACCTGGAGTTCGCCGAGAAGAACACCGACCCCGACCGTTTGGACCTGCACCAGCGAGCAACCGCGCTGGCGGCAGAGAAGAACATCCCCTACGAGTCGGCCGTGCGCCAACTCATCTGATCCGCAGGAGCAACCATGGCAGATCGTTTGAAGCAACTCCGGGTCGTCGATCCGGTCCTGACCAACCTGGCGCGCGGCTACCGCAATGCCCAGTTCATCGCCGAAGCGCTGTTCCCGATTGCGGAGATGGACAAGGAAGCCGGAACCATCCCGCTGTTCGGCAAGGAAGCCTTCGAGGTCTACGAGACCGAGCGCGCGATCCGGGCGCAATCCAACATCATGAACCCCGACGACCTGGACGGCTTGGACGTGGTACTGCGCGAGCACGACATCGCCTATCCCGTGGACTACCGCGAGCAGAACGAGTCCATGTTCGACGCCGAGGCCCGCGCCTCTCGTCGCGTCGTCGACGTGATCGACCTGCGCCGCGAGGTGGCCTGCGCGAAGCTGGCCCAAAATCCCAACACCTACCTGTCCGGCGCCAAGGTCACCTTGGCCGGCACCAGCCAATGGAGCAACGGCGGCGGCGATCCGATCCAGGTCGTTGAGCATGGCAAGGAAGTCATCCGCAGTCGCATCGGCGTTCGCCCGAACACCATCACCATGGGCGCCTCGGTGTACGCCTCGCTGAAGTTCCACCCCAAGCTGCAGGAAGCGCTGGGCAGCAACGAGCGCAAGCTGATCACCCTGGAGCACCTGAAGGCCTTGTTCGGTGTGCCGGACATCCACATCGGTGAGGCGCTGGCCAACACCGGTACGTTCGGCGACATCTGGAACGACAGCCTGCAGCTGGCCTACGTGGCGAAGCCCCAGGGCGGCGCCAAGTCCAACTACGAGGAGCCGAGCTTCGGCTACACCTTGCGCCGCAAGGGCATGCCCGAGATCGATACCTTCGACACGGCTGGCGGCAAGGTGCGCTACGTGCGCAACACCGACATCTATAAGCCGGTGGTCGTTGGCGCCGACGCTGGCTACTTGATCTCCGACATCAACGCCTGAGGTGACCATGGCCGCGAAGACCCAGCCCCAAGATAAAGACACGCAGAAAGCCAAGGATGACCAGCTCCTGATCGACAAGAGCGCACAGGTGCCGGAGGCACCGGTCGCTCCTTCGCCGAGCGATGGTCAGGCCGACAGCGACGGTGCTGCTGAAAAGACCAGTGCCGAGAACAACGACCCGGCACTGGAGCCCGAAAAACAGCAATACCTGGTCACTGGCCGCACCGACGTGCTGCACAACGCCGACCTGTACACCGAAGGCGATAGCCTCTGGCTCAACGAGGACGACGCCTATTCCTTACTCAAGGCCGGCTGCATCCAGCCGGTAGGACGGTAACCCGTGAAGACGAAACAGCCTGTACTCACCACCTCGGTGGTCGCCCTGGTGGATCTCCCGCGCTTCCTCTTTGCCGGCCTCGATGGTGGCCTGTGTGCGGCCGGCGCTAAGTCGCTTGGCACGGTTGCGGCCGACACCGAGGCTGGTAGCGTGGCACCGGTCGATGTCCTAGGCATCTGCCTGGTCATTGCCGGTGGAGCCGTCGCGGCCGGCGCCGAGGTGGAAGCAGATGCCTCCGGCCGCGCCGTCACCCTGGCAGAGGGCAAGAGCAACGGTACCGCTCTGGATGCGGCGGCGACGGCCGGCGACATCATCCGCATCGTGCGCGGTATCTGACCATGCGCTACTGCACCCGCGCCGACATCGGCAGTGCCATTCCGGAGAACATCCTGCTGCAGCTCTCCAATGATGACTCTGCCGCCGAGCAGCCCAATGAGAGCGTGATCCTGGAAGCCGTCCGCCAGGCCGAGGAGTTGGTGGATGGCTATCTGCGAGGCCGCTACGTCCTGCCGCTCGATCCGGTGCCGACCGTGCTGCGGGATGCAGTGGTGTACCTGGCCAGGCACTGGCTCTACCAGCGCCGACCGGAGGGAGCCATCCCGGATGCGGTGAAGGACAGCCGCAAGAACACCATCGGATTGCTGGAGAGCATCCGGGATGGCGCGGTCACCCTCGGCATGCCAACCGGTGAACTGGCGCCGGAACCTGGTGAAATCAAGGTTCGCTCGCGCCGTCAGCAGTTCAGCGACGATCTGTGGAAGGGCTACTGATGGCACAGAAGACTCAGACCGTCAGTCTCCTGGAAGCGATGCTGGCACGCCTGCAGGAGCACTTTGGCCGCGAGCTGGCGGTGGAGCTGTTCCCGGAGCAACCGGGCAACTACCGCCTCAACCATCCGCGTGGGTCGATCCTGCTGGCCTACGGTCGCAGTCAGTTCGGCCAGCCCGAGGCGGCTGATGCCGTGCTGCAGGAACGCAACCTGGTGTTCCGTCTGACCCTGGTGTTTCGGCAGCTCAACGGCAAGGACGGGGTGACCAGCTACCTGGATCGCATCCGTGAGAGCCTCACCGGTTGGTATCCGCCGCACTGCGACAACCCATGCCGCCCGCTTTCCGAACAGTTCCTGGGACACGTCCAGGGCGTCTGGCAGTACGCCGTGGACATCGCCACCCGTGCCACCCAACTGCAGGTGCAGGGACCGGAAACCGGTCCTCTGCTGACTACCGCGAGGTTCGAGGAGGACGAATGAGCCTGACCCGCTATCACTACAACGGCCCGCCCAGTGGCGTTGAGCTGCGCCTGGCCGATGGCACGCTCCTGGAGGTTCGGCTGTGTCCGGGCCGCCTGGCAGAGCTGCCGGCCGACCATGAATATACCTGGACGCTACTGGCGCTTCAGCGCCTGGAGCCGCTCGCTCAGCGCGAGGCCGGTGAATCCACCAGCGGTACTCGCCGCACCCGGACGAAAAAGGAGCCAGAATGAGCGCCAATTACCTTCACGGCATCGAGTCCATCGAGGTCGAACGCGGTCCACGCGCCATCCGTGTGGTTAAGTCGGCGGTTATTGCCCTGGTGGGTACCGCTCCGACCGGCCCGCAGAACACGCTTGTGCTCTCGCAGAATGAGCAGGACGCGGCGCAGTTCGGCCAGGCTCTGCCGGGCTTCAGCATCCCCCAGGCGCTCGCTGGCATCTATGACTTCGGCGCCGGTACGGTGCTGGTGGTCAACGTCCTCAACCCGGCGGTACATCGCACTCAGGCACCGCCCACGACACTGTCGTTCGACAGTAACGACGTGCTGCAGCTGGAGCACGGCGCCCTGATCGCACTCGTGATCAAGGACAGCGCCGGTGAGAATCTGTACTCGAAGGACGTGGACTATCGCGTTGACATGCAAACCGGCCGTCTGCAGCGCCTGGCCGGAGGCACCATTCCGGTGGGCGGTACGGTCCAGGTCGAATGCACCTATGCCGACCCGAGCCTGGTGACGCCTGCTGACATCATCGGCAGTGTCAACGCCGCTGGTCTTCGTACCGGCCTGAAGGCGTTCGCGGACAGCTACAACCTGTTCGGCTTCTTCCCGAAAATCTTCATCGCGCCGGGGTTCTCTCCGTTGAACAGCGTCAGCGTTGAGCTGATCGCGGCCGCCGAACAGATGCAGGGTATCGCCTACATCGACGCGCCTATCGGCACCACCGTGCAGCAGGCTATCGCCGGCCGTGGTCCGTCCGGTTCGATCAACTTCAACACCAGCAGCGACCGAGCGCGGCTGTGCTATCCGCACGTCAAGGTCTATGACACGGCCACGAACAGCGAGCGCCTGGAGCCACTGTCGATCCGTGCCGCTGGTCTGCGCGCCAAGGTCGACAACGACAACGGCTACTGGTGGTCCAGCTCCAACCAGGAGCTGCTCGGCGTCATCGGCCTGGAGCGCCCACTCACCGCCCGCGTCGATGACCCGAACAGCGAGGTCAACCTGTTGAACGAGGCCGGTATCACGACGGTGTTCAACTCGTTCGGCACTGGCTTGCGCCTGTGGGGCAACCGCACGGCCGCCTGGCCGACGGTGACCCACATGCGCAACTTCGAGAATGTGCGCCGTACCAAGGACCTAGTCGACGAATCGATCCGCTACTCCTCGCTGCAGTTCGTGGACCAGCCCGTCACCCAGGCCTTGATCGACAGCATCATCGAAAGCGTCAATTTGTTCGGCCGCAAGCTGATCGGCGACAGCGCGTTGCTCGGCTTCGAATGCTGGTGGGACCCCGCGCGCAACCCGCAAACGGAGATCGAGTCGGGCCACCTGCTGTTCAACTACAAGCTGACGGTGCCGCTGCCGTTCGAGCGCGGTACCTTCGAAACCGAAATCACCGGGGAATACCTGGCCAACCTGAAGGGGGCTGCATAAATGGCAGGCTTCGTAGCTCACCGCATCACCAACGGCTCTGTGTATCTGGACGGCAACAGCTTCTTCGGTAAGGTCGAGGAGATCGAGCTGGGAACGGTCAAGGCCGTGATGTCCGACTTCCAGGGCCTGGGCATGATCGGCCTGATCGAGTTGCCGGATGGCCTGGACAAACTGGAGGGCAAGATCACCTGGAACAGCCTCTACAAGGAAGCCGGCATCAAGCTGGCCAGCCCATTCAAGGCCGTCCAGTTGCAGGCGCGCTCCAACGTCCAGGTGTTCAACAACGGCGGCCTGGTCGACGAGATACCGCTCGTCACCACTCTGACCATCATGGCCAAGGAGTACGGACTGGGGACTTACAAGCCGCGCGAGGCGATGAAGCAGGAGACGCCGTTCTCGGCGACCTACGTGCGCCAGGTGCTCAACGGTGAGGAGGTGTTACTGCTGGACTACCTGGCCAACATCTTCAAGGTCAACGGCGAGGACCAGCTGGCGCGATATCGCCGCAACATCGGCCAAGCATAGCGACCAGGAGCGATACGAGAGGAATGCCCCAAGGACGGGGCGGCCAGGACGGCAACCGAAGCCCCGCCATTGTGCGGGGCTTCGTCTTACTAACCTTTGTGCTTTAGCGCATGAATATAGCCTCGCAGGTGCGACTTCGCTGCGTGCTCTGGATCCAGCCCTCGCAGAGTGGTTCTGCGCTCAGTGCCATCCGGTAAAAACACCACCAGCTCATCGCCATGCTGCATACAGATGGCGATGTAGGTGACGCCATCTATTTCTAGGGATACCTCGTATTCCATTCTTGCCTCTCAGTTTCTCTCTTTAAACCCGATTAAAAGCCGGCGCCCCAGACAAGCGCGATGCTCAGGACTCCTTTACTGATATCCCATTGGAGCACCGAGCATGTCCACCCCTCCTGTAATTCGTCTGCTGTTCCCGTTCACCTCCGCTAGCGGCGAGCGTATTGAGGAGCTGGCTATTCGTCGACTCAAACGCCGCGACCTTGCCGACGCGCAGCGCCACTCCAAGGATGAAGCCGTGATCGAGGACCATCTGCTCTGCAAGATGACCGGCCTGACCCTGGAAGACCTGGAGACACTGGATCTCGCCGACAGCCGAACGGTGACCGAGGTGTTTCGGGAACTGGTGGCGGGCCGAGACGGTACTGCAGTCTTGGGACGAAGCGCTGCTCCTGGTGCTGCGGATGCAGCCGAGTGAAATCGCCGGGCTAGAGATGGATGACTATTGGCGGTGGTGCGAGGTATGCGAGCGGGAGATCAACCGTCGCATCGAGGCCGCCGAAGGAATGCGAAACCGGTAGCCACTAGTCCCGCCGTCACTCCCACCAGCAGAGAGCCACCCGCCGCAATGGGGGTGGCTACCAGGGCCAGCAGAGGCAGGCCCAGGCAGAACGCCAGCGCCGCGCCCCAGAGCGGCAAGTTCGCCAGGCATATCCAGGCGAACAGCAGAACGCCCAGCCCCATGATCAGGCTGTAAAGGATGCGAGCGGTGCGACTGGCGACGTTTTCGAACATACGGGCAGCGTAGCAAAAAATGGCCAATGAAGTCCTGGTAGGTCTCAAGATCGGCGCCGCCGTCAGCGGTACCCTCCGTACCGCCTTCGGATCGGCGCGCTCGACCGTGCAGCAGCTCGGCCGCGCCACCGACAGTCTTACTGTCAAGCAGCAACAACTCGGTGCCGAACTTTCCGCTGCTCTGGCCAGGGGCGGCACAGGTATTGGGCGGATGCGCCGCCAGTACGACGAGGTCGGGCGTACCATCGACCAGATCCGCCTGAAGCAAGAACGGCTCACCGCAAGCATCGCCCGAGGCGAAACCCTCAAGAACCAGCGCGCTGATCTGCGCGGCCAGGCCATGGAGACCATCGGTACCGCTGCCGTGCTTGGTGCTCCTCTGGTCAAGGCGCTGCGTACCGGCATTTCCTTCCAGGACGAAGTAAGGGATATCCGCATCACTGCGGGATTCGACGCCAGTCAGGAAACGGAACTGGCCAAGATGGTCCGGGGTACCGCACTGGCTAAAAATCAAACTCAAGGCGATGTCAACGTCGGGGTCGGTACGCTGGTTGCCGGTGGTATCAGCGACCTGCAGGCGCTGAAAGAGTACACGCCGATCATGGCCGAGGTGGCCACCGCGACCAAGGCCAGCATGGAGGACCTTGGCGCGTCAACGATTGCCCTGCGCGACAGCATGAACATCACCGCCCAAGACTATAAGGCGGTAATGAACATGCTGGCCGCCGGGGGTAAAGAAGGTCAGTTCGAACTTCAAGATATGGCCAAGTGGCTCCCGACCTTGGCGGCTCAATACGGCGCCATGGGGCAGACGGGTAAGGATGCGGTTGCCGAGCTAACTGCTGCCCTGCAGGTGGTTCGAATGGGGGCCGGCAGCAGTGACGAAGCGGCGAACAACTACAAGAACTTCATCTCCAAACTGACTGCTCCGGACACGATCAAAGCCTTCAAGGACGCAGGCATCGATCTGAAGAGCAGCATGCAGCAGATGGCTACACAGGGCTTTTCTCCGGTGGCATCCATGCTCAACATAATCGGCGCATATCTGGGTAGTGCCGGCCCCGATGCCGCGAAGAAGTACCAAGAGGCGCTGAAGATCAAGGACGACCAGGAGCGTGACATAGCGCTCCAGCGGCTGGACGAGGCCTACAAACTTGGCGAACTGTTCCGTGATCAGCAGGTGATGGCCGCCTTGCGCCCGCTACTGGCCAATCGTGACAAGCTAGCCGATATCGAGTCTGCATCTAAAAACGCTGCGGATCAGGATGTTATTGGCGCTGACTTCGCGGTGCGAATGGATACGGCAGGTAGTTCGATTCGAGCGTTTCAGATTGGCCTGAATGAACTAGGCATCACTCTCAGCGATGCTCTTCTGCCGGCAGTTAATGAACTGTTGAAAGACGTCATCCCGGTGGTTCGCCAATTCTCTGTTTGGGCCTCGAAGAATGGCCAACTGATCAAATGGACCATTGGCGTGGCTGGCGGATTGTTGGCCGGGAAGTTGGCCTTCATAGGTTTGCACTATGGAGTCAACTTGGCCCTGTCACCCCTGAATGCCATGAGCACCACCGTGACGGCACTCTCAGCTCGCTGGACGGTACTTAGGGGGATGCTGCTTTCCACCAGCCTGGGCCCGGTGACCACCGGAGCGAGTCGCCTTTCCGGAGTGCTTTATGGGCTCTCTGGTGGATTTGCCGCGCTGGGCGGCGTGATTGCGGCGACGCCTATCGGCTGGATCATCGCCGGAATTGCCGGCATTGCGGTCGCAGGGCTGCTTATCTACAAGTACTGGGAGCCTATCAAGGCATGGACCTCTGGCTTCTTCGAAGGCCTGATCGAAGGGTTAGGGCCTATCGGTGAGGCCTTCTCCGCAGCCTTTGCACCGATTGCACCACTGGTCTCTGAACTGGGCATGTTGTTGCAGCCGGCCATCCAGTGGTTCCGTGAGTTGTTGATCCCCGTACAACTGTCTGGTGAAGAACTCGGCAAGGCAAGCAGTGCAGGACTGAGTTTTGGCCGGGTGGTTGGCAATGTACTTTCCACAATGCTGGCCCCCTTGCGCTTGGCGCTGGTCCTTATCGGAGAGATACCCAAGGTATTTCAGGGCGGAATCGCCGGAGTGTCGGCACTGATTGCCAACTTTTCTCCGCTGGAGATGTTCTACAGATCATTCGCCGGGGTGTTGGGCTACCTGGGTATTGAGCTGCCCGGTAAGTTCACCGAGTTCGGCGGCATGCTGGTGCAAGGCCTTGTCAGTGGTATCACCCGTATGGCCGGTTCGGTGAAAGACAGCATCGTGGGCATCGGCACATCAATTAAAGATTGGTTCGCCGGCACGCTGGGCATCCACTCTCCGAGCCGGGTCTTCATCGGTTATGGGCGCAACATCGGCGAGGGAGCCGCCATTGGTATCGCGTCTCAGACAGGGCTAGTTCGTCAGTCAGCCCTGGCCATGGCATCGTCCAGTTCGGTGCCGTTGGCACCGCCGAACCTGCAGGCGGCAGCTACCTCCAGTTCCGCCTTCAATGGTGCGGCCGCAGGTTCGATGGAAATCAACTTCAGTCCGGTCATCCAGGTGCAAGGCGGAGGTGATGTGAAGGACCAGGTGCAGGCCGGCCTGCAGCAAGGCTACGCCGAGTTCGAACGCATGATGCAGCGCTGGCAGCAATCGCAGCAGCGGCTCAGCTTCAAGGGAGGAGCGTTCTGATGTGGGCCGTCCTGGGTAAGATCGAGTTCGAGCTGGTCAGCCATCCCTCCGTAATGGAGGAACGCACATCGGCCGACTATGCAGAGCATGCGCTCATCAATAGCAAGCCGATGCTTGAGCACGTCGGCGACGGCCTGGACGAGCTGATGCTCGATATCCAACTGCATGCCTCCCAGGTCGATCCAGAGGCGCAGATCAGGCAACTGAAACAGGCGCAGGCAGCCCACGAACCGCTGCCTCTGGTGCTCGGCTCCGGCGACTATCGAGGCGTCTACCTGCTGACCGGGGTCGATACCAGAGTCAGTCGCACCGATGGAGCTGGCCGCCTGGTAAATGCCACGGTCAGCCTCACCTTGCGCGAGTACTCCGGGAAGTACACCAAGCCACTGCCCAACCCGCTAGCCCTGAAGAGCGCTGCCGCACTGCCTGGCGCCAAGATCGGCGGCATCTCCAGCCTGTTCTCCACGCCGATGCAACAGGTGCTGGGCTCTGCCGTCTCGGCCGGCAACCTGTTGCGCGCTGGCGTGGAGGCCTACGACACGGCCCGCACCGTTCGGAACAATCCCTCCGTCCTGCTGGGCCAGGCCGGCGAGCTGATGCGCATGAGCCAGCAGGTACTGGAGCCGCTCGGCGTGATGGGCACCGCCGCGCAGTTGCTGGGCAATGGTGGTGACCTGGTCCGGCTCAGCGCATCGGTCGGTCGTGACGTTCAGGACGCCGTTCAGTCGATGCGCGACGTTCACATCGGCAATATCGTTGCGCAGGTCGACAGCGCCTCCGTTCGAATGAACACGGCCTACGGCCAGCTGCAGGAAGCTGCGCCTCGTCTTGCTGGCCTGGCGGCCAACATCATTACCAGGAGAGGCTGATGGCTGAGTACATCACGCACGTCACGCGGGAGGGTGAGCGCTGGGACCAGCTCGCCGTCACGTACTACGGAAATCCCTACCGGTACGAGCCGATCACCCGCGCCAATCCACAGGTTCCGTTGACGGCCGCGTTGCCCGCAGGCCTGACCCTTCGTATTCCTGTCCTGGATGACCAGGTGCTCATTACCGAGGATATGCCGCCATGGATGCGTTGATGCCGAACGAGGTTCCCGCTTCCGCCTTTCGGTTGACCTACCAGCAGCGTGACATCACCCAGGACATCACGCGGGATCTGATCGGCCTCACCTATACCGACAATCTCAGCGGCCGCTCCGATGATCTGCAGGTTGATCTCATGGACGTGGAGGGGCGTTGGCGCAGCACCTGGTACCCTGGCCACGGCGATACGTTGGCACTTTCCATCGGCTGGAAGGGCAAAGCGCAGCGGGCGCTTGGTCGCTTCGAGATCGATGAGATCGAGGCCGCAGGGCCTCCGGCAACAGTCAGCATCAAGGCGGTGGCGGCGGGGATCAATCGCCCGATGCGCACCACCGAGCACCGCTCCTACGAAGGGGCGACCCTGGCGGCCATTGCCGGCCAGGTCGCCGGCCGTCTCGGTCTGCAGCTCACCGGCAAGATTGCACCGATCAAGCTGGATCGCCTGACACAGCAGGAACCGGACCTCGAATTTCTCGCACGTCTGGCCGAGGACTACGATTACGCCTTCAAGATCGTCGGCGGCCAGTTGGTGTTCCACTCCATCGCGGACCTAGCCGCAGGACCATCGGTCGCCACCTTGAACCTCACCGACCTCACCTCATTTCGTTTCCGCGATCAGATACTGATGGTGCCCAAGGCTATCCAGGTGAAGCACAAGGCTCCGGCCAAGAAGCAGTTGATCTCCTATCACATGATCAATGGCGAGATGAAAGCGGTGCCCAGCAGCGCCAGCCAGGCGACCTCCAGCGCCGACACGGCCAAGCAGCGTAAGCGGGCCGTCTCTGCTCAGGTTGCGATGGCGCGTGCGAAATCCGACCAAGCGCGCCAGAATCGCGAGCGGACGACCGCGTACTGGACCCTTCTGGGCCGCCCGAATCTGGTCAGTGGCAACATCGTCACGCTGAGCGGTGCAGGTCAGTTCGGCGGTGCGTTCCTGATACTGTCGGCCAGGCACCGGCTAGACCGCGCGGGGGGCTATGTCGTCGAGCTGGAAGTGTGTCGAGTCAAGGCGCCAAGCTTGAAGTTCGACGCCACAAAGGGCGCCTCACTGGATAGCTATGGGATGGGCAAAGCATGAGTTCCTTGGAGTTCGGCGATGTGGCGGCGGTCGACTACGCGAGCTGCCGTGTCCGTGTGCGACTGGACGAGCGAGACGGCTTGGTAACCTACTGGCTGCACGTCCCGCAACGGCATACCCAAGGGACGAAGGCGCGCCCGCTGATGCCGGAGATCGGCGAACAGGTCGCGGTGCTCCTGGAAGACGATGGTGTCGAGGGCGTTGTCCTGGGCGGGGTCTACTCCGCCGCCGAGCCGCCCCCTGTGGCTGATGCCGATACCCACTACATCCGATTCAGTGATGGCAGCAGCGTTACCTATGACCGAAAGGCGCACCAGATGGCCGTTCAATGCGTGGGGGCGGTGACGCTGAAATGCACTGGCCCCTTGACCGTCGAGGCAGGACAGCCGGTTATGGTGAAGGCGCCAGCCGTGACCCTGGACACCCCGCAAACCACTCTGCAGGGCAACCTGCAGGTGAATGGCAATATCAACGCCACGGGGACTGTTATGGACGCAGGGGGCAACTCCAACCACCACACCCACTAGAGCCGACTGCTCTTTAAACCCGATTAAAAGCCAGGTTCGCCTGGCTTTCTCATTATTGGGCGCATGACTACGCCCGTTCCTTACACCAGCATCACCGCCGCCCATTGGCAACCCGCCCTTGGCACGCCCGGCGAGGCCGTTCAGGGCCTGCGCGATATCGACCAGGCCATCCGCATCATCTTGACGACGCCGCGCGGCAGCGACCCGCACCGGCCGGAGTTCGGCAGCGATCTGCACCTGTATATCGACTGGCCGACCAACCGGGTAGTGCCGCACCTGGTGCGCGAGGCGGTGGATGCGATTCGCCAGTGGGAGCCCCGAGTAACCGTCCAGCAGGTGCTGACCGACATCGATGCCTCCTCAATCACGTTGCGTGTTCAGTGGTCGGTGGCCAATGGCGTGCTGCAGCAGACGGAGGTGCCCTATGCGCGATCTTCCACCGCCTGAGTTCGTAAAGATCGATCCGGCCGGCATCGAGGCCGACCTGATCGCTCGCTATGAGGCGAAGTCGGGCAAAGCCCTGTATCCGGCGCAAATCGAGCGCCTGTTCATCGATCAGATCGCCTACGCGCAGAGCCTGGTGCTCTCTGCCATCCAGCACGCCGGCGAGCAACTCCTGGTCCGCACCAGCGCGGCGCCGATTCTCGACTACCTGGGCGAACTGGTCGGTACCGAGCGTCTGTTGGCGCAGCCCGCCCGCTGCCGCCTGGCGTTCACTTTGCCTGTTCCAGCGACATTGCCGGTCGTGATCGACGCCGGCACTCAGGTCAGTACCTCGGATGGTCGGCTGGTATTTCGGACTGATCAGGACGTGACGATTGCAGCTGGCCAGACCATGGCTCGCGTCATGGCGACGTGCGAGACATCAGGTACAGCGGGGAATGGATGGGCGGTTGGGCAGATATCCAGCCTGGTCCGCATTCCGGTCGACGGGATGACGGCTCGAAACGAGACCGTCACAGCCGATGGCGTCGACGAAGAGTCCGATGAACGCTACAGGGAACGGATCATCCTTGCTCCGGAGGCCTATACCAACGCCGGTAGCCGCGGTGCCTATCGCTATCACGCCCTGGCGGTTCACCAGTCCATCGTTGACGTGGCGGTCCATGGTCCCGCCGAAGGGCAACTGCCTGGCCACGTTGCACTCTACCCATTGACCACCACCGGGCTACCGAGCGATGACCTGCTCACCCGAATAGCGGGCCAAGTCAGCGGTGAACGTGTCAGGCCACTGTGCGACACGGTCAAAGTGCTGGTGCCGACAGAAGTGCCATTCACGATCCAGGCGCAGCTGACCTTCTACCTGAACGCGGATCGCACCGAGGCGATGGCGGCAGCGCAGGCGGCGGCCGCTGCTTATGCGGCCGACCGGCGCGCCGGCCTGGGCCGAGACATTGTCCCGGAACAACTCGTTGCGGCGCTGCAGGTGAACGGCGTCTACCGCGCTGACCTGGTCCAACCCTCAGCACTGCGCGTCCTGGCCGGTAACGAATGGGCGAATTGCGGTTCGATCCAACTGGTTGATGCGGGAGTGGCCGATGGCTGATCAACAGCTACCGCCGCCGCTGGCTGGAGACGAACGCTTTTCGCTGCTCCTGGAGCTGCTGCAGGAGACCTTCGCTGGCACCGACCTAAGCGTCATGGCGGTGTATCTGGTCGACCAGGTTCGCGCCTCGCTGCTGCCGGTGCTGGCTGATCAATTCTCGCTCCTCGATGAGGCCGCGTGGGGACTCGCGGAATCCAACGGCACCAAACGTGCGCTGATTAAAGGTTCTATCGAGTTGCATCGCTACAAGGGGACCCCGTGGTCGATCCGCGAGGTGTTCCGCCTGCTGGGGTTCGGGGAGGTCGTGATCCATGAGGGCGCTGCGGCCGTCGACATCGAGCCCCCACCAGGGACAGATGTATGGCCCTACTACCGGGTGCTGATGAGTCGCCCGATCACCAATGAGCAGGCTGCACACATCCGCAGCCTGCTCAACTCCATCGCACCGGCCCGTTGCTTACTCGCGGCGTTGGACTACCAGGCGGTCGCCATCCGCTACAACAACACCGCCAAGTACGACGGCAACTACAACCACGGGAGCAGCTAATGGCAACCTTGCCCGAATCCCCTGAGTACGCATCAGGCATCTACCAGATCGAAACGTCGGACCCTGTGGTCGGTGGCCCCGGTGGGGTTTCCAACAAGCAAGGAGAGCAGTTGGCATGCCGGACAGCCTGGCTCAAGGTGCAGGTCGACGGCTTGGTCACCGGCAGCATCGTGGCAGGCAAAGCTGCACGTCTATCTGCCGTGCGTACCTTGTCCATCACTGGGGCAGGTACCGGCAGCGCAGCGTTCGACGGCAGCGCGAATGCTGCCATCGCCCTGACGCTAGCCAACAGCGGTGTGTCGGCAGGTACCTACTCGAAGGTGACGGTCAATGCGAAAGGCCTGGTAACGGCCGGCGCGGCGCTGGTAGCGTCGGACATCCCGGCGCTTGACTGGAGCAAGATCACCACCGGCCGCCCGACAACGCTGGGCGGATACGGCATCACCGACGCGCTGGCCAAGAGCGATGCGGTGACCTCTCCGACGCCGAACAAGCTGCTGTTGATGAACAGTGCTGGACAGCTTCCCGCCTCGATCACGGGCAATGCCGCGACGGCCAGCAAGTGGGCCATTGCGCGCACGCTATCGATTTCAGGGGACGCGACCGGTAGCGGTACGCTCGATGGCAGCGCAAACGCCAGCATTACGGTTACGCTGGCCAATACCGGTGTCGCCGACGGCACCTACACCAAGGTCAGGGTAAACCCCAAGGGTCTAGTCATCGGTGCAACCACGCTTACTACCGACGACATTCCCTCTCTGGACGCCTCGAAAATTACGTCGGGCATGTTCGCCGATGCCCGCCTGCCCTGGTACGCACAAGGGCTATGCACCAGCGCACCCAACACGACGGACCCGAACACCACGAACATCCCGCTCATCCTCACGAATCACGAGAACGGTCCGATTCCGGGGCAGTATTTCTATATCCAGACGATGATGTACAACCAGCGCAACGGCAACGCTGGGCAGATTGCCGTGCGCTACGCGGCGAACGCCGAAATGTATGTGCGCTACATGTACGACGTCGGCAACAAGCGCGGGGTCTGGTCCGCCTGGAAGCGGTGCGATGTGGGTGGCTCGTTTGCAAAAGAGCCCGACAGTCGCATCGGAGACGCTTTCGATCTGAACACACTTGAATCATCCGGCTGGTGGTATCAGACCGCCAATGGCTACGCAGCCAGCGGGGCAAACTACCCGATTGCAAAGGCGGGTCGGCTGATGGTTTATCGAGTCAGCAGCGACTTCATCTATCAGACGTACCAGACACATGACGGATTCATGTTTCATCGTTGCCGGTACGCGGGTACCTGGCAGCCGTGGAGGGAGCAGTGGTCGACAGTCAACTTCAACCCAGCAAACTACGTGGCGAAGTCGGAGTATTCCTGGGCGTCCTTACCTGGGAAGCCGGCAACCTTCCCCCCATCGGGGCACAACCACGACGCAAGCCAGATTACCTCTGGTGTTTTGCCCCTTGCGCGAGGAGGGCTGGGTAACGGAGCTGGCCAGGCTCAAACAGCCCTCAAGCTGGCAACTGCCAGAACCATTTCAATTACGGGGGCGGGAACAGCCTCCGTATCGTTCGACGGCAGTGGCAATGTCAGCCTGCCACTGGTGGTTAACGCCAGCGACATTCAAACCGGGATTCTGCCGCTCGCGCGAGGTGGGACAGGCGCAAACAACGCTGCCACGGCGCGCAGCAATATCGGCGCCGGAACTATCGCAACCGCTTCACTTGGCACCAGCGGCTGGTGGCAGGACAACGACACGGGACTTATCCGACAGTGGGGCGTCACGGCCTCTATCGGCATGGACAGCTCGGCGACAATCACCTTTCCCAGGGCATTCCCGCGCAACGTGTTCGGGGCCAACTGGAAGCAACGCGCACCAGGTGATCAAGCTTCGTCAGGCAACCAGGTAATCACCAATCTGACGACCACAAACATGACGATCTACCAGGGCGATAATACTGCTGGCCCTGTCTATTGGGAGGCGTGGGGATACTGATGATCGACTACATGTTTTCACCGAGCCGCGTGGCGTTCTACCCCGTCTCTATGCGCGAAACATACGAGGCCAGCGGTAGCTGGCCTGATGACGGGGTTCTCATCAGCGAAGAGGTCCACACCAGGATCATGCAGGAACAGGAAGATGGCCGAGTGGTTTGCGCAGGCCCGGATGGACAGCCGATGACGAAGGAGCCGCTGCCGCCCTCCACCGATGAACTGGCGGCGATAGAGCGCGCCTGGCGTGACCGCCAGCTCGACGCCACCGACGCTCTGGTGGCACGCCACCGTGACGAGATCGAGGACGGTGCCACCACGCTGACCGGCGAGCAGTACCAGATTCTGCAGGCCTACCGGCGCGCTCTGCGCGATTGGCCAGAGTCTGAACGATTCCCGCAGTCAGAATATCGGCCCGCACAGCCTGAATGGCTGTTGGGAGCGCTTTCGAAGCGTTAGAAGGAGGCGCTGGCATCAGGTGCTGGAACACCTGATGCCAGCGCTAGCCCGCAGACCCAGCCTGCAAGCCAGCCAAGGCCTCCCTGCTCGCGCGAGCGCGGCGAAGCCTAGCAGAAACTCAAATGGCATTGCAGATGTTGCAAGAGATACGTTGCGGCCAGTGCCGCCGAAAGCTGGCTGCCGCCAGCGGATTCACTGAGCTACAGATCAAGTGCCCGCGCTGCGGAACACTCAACCACTTGAAGGCCACGAGCCTCCCATCAGCGCCAACGAGCGCCGCCCGAGGAGGCAACTGTGAAAACTCGCAAAACACCAGGTCGCAACGGCTTCAAGTACAAGCCCCGGTTCGGCCTGATCATTCCGTGCCGTGACGAACAAGACCAGCAACAGAAGTTCGCCCAGCTCAAGGCGCAGGGCCTCAAGGTCCGGGTGGTGTGCGTATGAGGATCGATATCGCGCACCGCTGCGACAACTTCGACAGCTACCGGGCCGCCCGAGTGAGATCCCTATTCAACGTCGACCAGGGGAGCAAGGTGGCAATTTCGGCTGAGTTGCCCCTGGATGAGCGGTCGTGGGGGATCGGCGTTGTCGTTGGGCCGTCCGGCTCAGGGAAGACCAGCATTGGCCGCGTCATTGGCCCGCTGTATTGCCCTACCTGGCCCAAGAACCAGCCGATTATCGACGCCATTGCCCCAGCTGGTGAGTTCGATGCTGTCACCGGGGCGCTTTCTGCGGTGGGGCTGGGAACGGTGCCGGCTTGGCTGCGCCCGCACCAGGTGCTTTCCAACGGCGAGCAGTTCCGCGCGAACCTGGCGCGCCTGGTATGCGAAGCGCCGCCGCTGGCAGTTGTCGATGAGTTCAGTTCGGTCGTTGACCGCCAGATTGCCCGGATAGGCGCCGGGGCGTTCGCCAAGGCTTGGCGGCGTACCAACGGGCGCGCGGTACTGCTGTCGTGCCATTACGACGTGCTCGACTGGGTTCAGCCCGACTGGGTCTACGATACCGCCAGCGGTGTTTTCCAATGGGGGTGGCATCGGCGCCGACCGCGCATCGAGCTGGAAATCCGCGAGGCTAAGCAGCGCGATTACGTCCTGTTTGAGCCGCATCACTATCTGAGCCTGCCACCAATGGTGGCCAGCACTCACTATGTGGGGTGGGTCGGCGACGAGCCGGTTGCCCATGTCGCGTTCTCCACGCGCCCAGGGCTGGTGGAGGCGCGGGCCTGCCGCTTGGTGGTAATGCCCGAGTGGCAAGGCGCGGGCGTAGGCATGCGCTTCCTCAATGCCATTTGCGGCCGTTGGTTGGCCGGGCAGAACCGCTACGGCCTGCCACTGCGGACCCTGTTCCACACCAGCCACCCCGGCCTGGCAGCGGCGCTACGCCGTGACCCGAAGTGGACACAGGTATCCGCCCAACTGCTGGGCGGCAACAAGGTCCGCAGCCACGCAACGCTCATCGAATCGTCTCGCCGGCTGGGACGGCCGCGATCCGGCGGCGGCTACGGCGGTCACTTCCGCGCGGTGCAGGGCTTCCGATATCTAGGGGCTGATCAATGCGAGTAG